TGAAGCAATGACAACAGAGGCTTTGCCCTATTCACCGTGGGACGATCCCACCTTTAGCTTGGCGACTGCGTGATGTGGCCGTTTAAGCAACCTGAACAGCGCATGATAACGGAAATCCCCGGAATCGAGCGTCCCGGCGCGAACATGCTGCAAGTCTACGGGCTGGGCGATGTTTTGCTGCCTAATGTCACTATCGACACCGCGCTGACTGTCCCGGCGGTGTGGGCTGCGGTCACGTTCTTGCCTCGCACCTTGGCTGCATTGCCGCTGCATAGCTATAAGAACACGCCCGAAGGCGCGCAAAAGATAAAGGGTGGCCTCCAGACTTTGGTGCATGAAGCGCCAAATTCCGAATGGACCAGCTTCAAATTGCGCCAGCATTTCTGGCAGCAAGTGTTTACAGGCGGGCGCGGCCTGCTTTGGATTGAACGTAGCGGCACAAATATCCTTGGATTGTGGCCTGTCGAGCCTTCGCGGGTGCGTATCAAGCGCGAACCAACGGGCAAGACGACCTATGAAATTGGCGGCAAGGTCTATCCAAGTTCGGATGTAATCGACATTCCGTTCATGCTGAAGTCCAATGGCGTTGACCATTACGGTCCGATTCAGAAGGGCTATAAGGCGATCCAGCTTGCGCTTGCCATGAACGACTATGGCAGCAAGTTCTTTGCAGGCGGCGGGGTTCCACCCTTGGCGCTGGAAGGTCCGCTCCCACAGGGGCCAGAGGCGTTCAAGCGGGCAATGGCTGACATTAACCGGGCTATTGACAACGCAAAGTCTGAAGACAAGCCCATTTTCCCGATGCCACCAGGACATAAGCTAACGCCTGTCGGCTTCGACCCTGAAAAGGGGCAGATGACAGATGCGCGGCGGTTCCAGATTGAAGAAATCGCCCGCATTTACAACTTGCCGCCTGTGTTCCTGCAAGACCTGTCGCACGGCACGTTCTCCAACGTTGAGCAACAGGATTTGCACCTTGTGAAGCATCTGATTTCGCAATGGGCAGAGGCATTAGAGCAAGAGATGAACTTAAAGATGTTTGGGCAGCGCAACGGTGGTCGGTTCGTGCAGCACAATTTGGACGGCTTGATGCGGGGTGATTTTGCAACCCGTATGTCTGGCTTGAGCCAAGCAATACAAACAGCAATCCTGACGCCAAATGAGGCGCGGGCGCTTGAGAACAGGCCAGCAATGGAAGGCGGGGATGACTTGATGATTCAGGGTGCAACTGTCCCGCTTGGGCAACAGCCGACTAACGAGGTAACTGACGATGGAAATTGAAAAGCGTTCCGTAATGGCCGCGCCAGAACTTAGGGCGGAGGGCGAAGCGCGCACCATCGCGGGTTATGCTGCGGTGTTTAATTCCGAAGCGGATATTGGCGGTATGTTCCGCGAAGTGATTTTGCCGGGCGCATTTAGCGACAGCCTGCAAAGCGCAGATGTTCGGGCGCTTGTTGATCACGACAGCGGGCGCGTCATTGGCCGTTCAAAGGCTGGCACGTTAAGGCTCACCGAAGATGAGCGCGGCTTGGCGGTTGAGATTGATTTGCCTGACACAACAGACGGGCGCGACCTTGGCGAACTGGTTAGCCGTGGTGATATTGACGGAATGTCGTTTGGCTTCCGCGTCACGCACGACGAATGGGACGAAACTGTTGTCCCCAACATCCGCACCATCCACGCAATTGAACTGCATGAAGTGAGCGCGGTCACATGGCCCGCTTATGCTGACACATCGCTTGCAATGAGATCACGAGAAAAGACCAAAGACGAACGCAGCGAAATTGACCGCGAGGCGCAGAAAGCCCGCGATTTATACGCACTTCGTAAGGCGCAACAGGAACAGAAGTTCCGCCGCCTTTAAGAGATTCCCGGTGACCGCCGGAGGCCCGCAGGAGTTTATTTCTTGCATCAGACAGCCTGCCATCCCGGTGGGCTTTTTTTATGGGAAACAGAAATGTCCATTGAACTACATGAAAAGCGCGGTCGCTTGGTTACTCAAGCCCGCGAAGCACTCGACGAAATCAAAACCAACACCGACGAAGCACGTTCAGCCGAACTTGAAGCCCGCCATGACGCGATTATGGCAGAGTTCGACCAGACCGAAAAGCTGATTGAGCGCGAAGCGAAGGTTGCAGCTGCGGAAGAACGCGCTGCAAAGGTTCGTGAAGCTGCCCGTCCAGACCAGAGCGGCGAAGGTCGCGGTCAAGACGAAGTTTTGAAGCCTGAATATCGTGAAGCATTTGCTGAACTGGCCCGCGCTGGTTTCAACCAGCAGGAAATAAGCGCCGAAGCCCGTGCTGTTATCAAGGCTGGTGTCACGGAGTTCCGCGCACAGACTGTTGGCACGAACGGCGCAGGCGGTTTCACCGTCCCTACCGATCTGGCCGCTACCATCGACAAAACGATGAAAATGTGGGGTCCAATGTATGATGAGGACATCTGCACGGTTTTGACCACGACTTCAGGCAACCCGCTTGACTTCCCACGCACCGACGACACGGGCCGTGCAACTGCACAGCACACTGAAGCAGGTGCGTTGACGGACGACGGCGGCGAAGATGCTGTATTCAGTAAAATGACCCTTGGCGCGTTCGCCTACAACACTGAATGGCTGCAAGTGTCGATGGAACTGTTGCAAGACAGCGCCGTCAACATTGAAACCTTCATCGGTGAATTGCTTGGCGAGCGTCTGGCCCGCCGCGTTAACACCGAACTGACTGTTGGTGATGGCACTGGCGACCCATTGGGCGTTGTTGCTGCATCGACCTTGGGTAAGACCGCCGCTGGCGCTGCCGCGCTTACCGGCGATGAACTTATTGACCTGTTGCACTCGGTTGACCCTGCTTACCGCAGTTCGCCAAAAGCCCGCTTCATGTTCAATGACAGCACTCTTGCTGTTATCCGCAAACTGAAGGACGGCGACGGCAACTATCTGTGGCAGATGGGCGACGTTCGCGTAGGCGCACCCGGCACATTGCTGGGCCAGAACTACAGCGTCAACCAAGCGATGGCTAACGTTGCAACTGGCAACAAGTCGGTCATCTTCGGTGACTTCGGCAAGTATTATGTTCGCAAGGTTGGCGCACCTGTTATCGGTGTTCGCCGCGAATATTACTGGCCGAATATCGGTTTGGCTGGGATCATCCGTCTTGATGGCGACCTGATCCAGACCGGAGCGATCAAGCACATAATTCAAGCATAGGCTTGATTTTTATAAGTAAAAATGTAGTCTGGATTGTATGGAAACTACGATCCAGACTACATCTAAGAACTGCACAAAATGCGGTGTTGAACTAATACCTTTAGACAACTGGTCCGATGGTATGCGAAAAAATCGGTCGTATATTTGCAGAACTTGTAATGCAGCTAGGGGTAGGGCGTTTTACGCCAGCAACCCGCAGCACGTTATTGATACGTCTAGAAAAAGGCGCGAAGCCAATCGGGAGCAACAGCGCACCTATTGGCAAAAGCATCGGACTGAAAACCGCGAAGCGTATAACGAATACAGCCGTTCATACATTACGAAAACCGATGCGGATGTTGAAGGTAGGGCGAGACGAATACTCTACCGGACTAAAGCACAGTCAAAGCACAGAAACATTGATTTTGACATTTCGCATGAATGGCTTGTTGAGAAACTACGCGGCGGGAAATGTGAAGTAACAGGAATTGACTTCGAATTTACGCGGTTGCCGCGTGGTGAACGTAAATCAAGAACCCCACCATTTGCTCCATCCATTGACAGGATAGAGCAGGGCGGTGGTTACATTGAAGCGAACTGCCGGGTCGTTGTCTTTATTTACAATGTAGCCAGATCAGACTTTCAAGACGACGAATTGTTAAAACTAGCGAAGGCTTTGACGGCCTCCGCTTAATACGGAGGCGCAAGCCATGAAGATTAAACTGACCACAAGCATCGTTGGTCCTGAATACGCGCTCAATGCTGGCGATATTACGGATCGTTTCGATAATGCCGAGGCTATCAGGTTTATTGAGGCTGGCTTTGCCGTGCCTGTCACCGAAGCCAAGATTGAACGCGCAGTTTCTGCGCCCGCGACTGAAAAGCGGAAGGGTAAATAATGGCAACACAATTTGGCGATGCTGTAACAAATGCAGCACTGGACGCAATCGAAGCGGCTTGCGGCACAGCACCAACTATTGAATTTCGTTCAGGCTCAAAGCCTGCAACATGTGCGACTGCTGACAGCGGCACTTTGCTTGCAAGCGGAACATTGCCTAGCGATTGGCTGGCGGCGGCTTCAGGCCGTTCTAAGGTAAAAGCTGGCACATGGACGGCAACCGGGCAGACCGGGGCTGGCACTGGCACTGCAATCGGACATTTTCGCATTAAGCAGGGCGAAGTCGTGCATTTTCAAGGCAGCGTAACTGTGACCGCTGGCGGCGGTGACATGACTGTCAACAACGTGTCAATTGCAAACGGGCAAACTGTCACTGTTGATACCTTTACACTCAACGGCCCAGCTGCTTGATTTTTCATCGGGAGATAACGGATGCCCGTTAGCCTCAAGCACAGCTTCACATCGGCGGCGGCTGATGGCGATGATACGTCATTAGTTCGTCCATCAAACTGGAACGAAGAACACCAGTTAACGATGTCAACAGGCAAAGTGCTTGGCCGATCAACCGCAGGCACGGGCGCTGTTGAAGAAATCGCTGTTGGAACTGGCTTGTCGCTTACGGCAGGAAGCCTTGGGAACGCTGGTGTCACTGCGTTCAACACGCGCACGGGTTCGGTCACGTTGTCTAGCGGCGATGTCACGACTGCGCTTGGCTATACAGCGGAAAACGCGGCTAATAAGGGTGAGGCCAACGGCTACGCATCTTTGGACGGCGGCGGCAAAGTTCCTGCAACGCAACTTCCGTCTTATGTGGACGATGTTGTTGAAGCGGCAAATCTAGCAGCGCTGCCGGGCACTGGCGAACAAGGCAAGATTTACGTTACGCTTGACAGCAACAAAACCTATCGCTGGAGCGGCTCGGCTTATGTCGAGATCAGCGCATCGCCGGGATCAACGGATGCTGTCACCGAAGGCTCTACCAATCTTTATTTCACGCAAGCCCGCGCACGTTCGTCGATCAGCGCGGGCGGTTCCCTGTCGTATAATTCCACAACGGGCGTGGTCAGCTATACTGCGCCAACATTGGCAACAGTGGCAACAACTGGCGCTTATGCTGATCTGACGGGGCAACCCACCAACATATCTGCGTTTACAAACGACAGCGGCTACACAACGAACACCGGAACCGTAACAAGCGTTTCGGGAACTGGCACGGTATCTGGCCTTACGCTTACGGGTAGCGTCACCACATCTGGATCGCTCACACTAGGCGGCACACTTTCGCTCACCAGCGGCAACGTCACCACGGCTTTGGGCTACACGCCTTATGATGCGGCTAACCCAAGCGGTTATCTTTCCAGCGTGGCGCTTGGATCAAACGTCACTGGCACACTGCCCGTTGCAAACGGCGGATTGGGTGCGACATCGCTTACCTCTGGTTATTTGGTCAAGGGCAACGGAACGTCTGCTGCCAGTGCGTCGGTTGTGTATGACAACGGTACGAATGTT